CTGGGACGGGCGAAAATTTGAAATTGAACCGATGTCACTTATTACTCCAACGAATGAGCAATTAAATCCTGGGCAGTCGGGAGATTTTTGTAGGTTTCAGTGCTTGGACAAAGGGTTTATGAAAGAGGTTAATGATCATCGTGCCGCTTTCAGGATTCTTCATGGTTCAGGGTTGAGGCTTCTTCATTTTCCGCCTGATTCCGTTAGGCCAGTGTTGGCGAGCGGAAAAGTTATCAGGCTTGATAAAGTGACGTGTATATGTTCTTATGATATTAACACTTGGCCTTCTGATAGTGGTGCTCCAGTTTATAGTGACGATGGTCATGTGGTTGGAATACATAGAGGTTGGGTGAAAGGTACTGTTAAGAATGTGTTCACATTGATATATCCTGACCAATTGGTATCGTGGTTTGTGCAAAGTCAGCCTTTAAACTAGTAGTCCCTCTGTACCCTAATATATTAGATGCTTACGATGGTGCTTTTGTTATTCGTAGGCAGACTAGAGGAATACAGGGGGATTACCATCCACCTTACAATGTGGAATTGATCGAGCAAGTAGAGCAAAATGCCAGGAATGGACAACCTGGGATTCCTTGGGGTTATGGGCCGTCTGTTTTTTCAAAAGACATGTTGTGCAATGACTTTGAGAAGAATTTAAAGGTCTATGAATGGTATCCTGAGAAGGATGTGCTTGCTTTGGTTGAGGAAGCTTTTAGTTTAATCTGTGGCCGCTATATGCGAGGAGTGATTCAAACGCTTGATCAAGTTAAGTGCCGAATTGATAAATCTCGTTCTCCAGGTTACCCTTTTAATCTTCGTTGGAAGACAAAAGGGGAAATGATGGATGATGAGTATGGTTGGCGCTGGCTGGTTGATGCGATTACTTGCATTATGGATACGGGTAAGATTGAAATGGTTTTCGAGGTTCGTCCTGGCTATACGGTTAGTTATTGCCATGCTTATTGGCAGACGTCTGGCAAAGGCGAGATGAGAACAACTGATAAATTACTTCATCCGGATGTGACAAAAAGGAAGACTAGGACCTTTATGGCAGGTGATTTTGTTTGCCATTGTGTCTCCTTGATGTTATATTCGGATCAGAATGATGAGTTGTTGAGGATGTCTCATGAGACGGAGTGGAGTGCTGTTGGAATGTCTCCATGGTACGGTGGATGGGATAGGATGGCAAGAGGTTTGTTAGGCAAGATTTCTCCAGACGAAGCAAAGTTCGCCTGTGAGGATGTCTCTCATATGGAAGCA